TAAATAATATTGAAACACAAGGTAAGTTAATGGTTGCTGATGTGGAAAAGAATACAGAGTTTAGAATTAAATGGCCGAGAGGTGAGATGGGTTCATTACCAGCAGATGCACAACAAGATATGTTGATTGAATTTATGAGTAGTCAAGTTGAGGGTATGAAAGAAGAAATGGAATCAATGATGTCTAATACAGTAAATATAAAAAGAGCTCAACAAGACATAGAAAAAATGATTAAAGATATAGAAGATTTAAAAAACAAAGTGAGAGCAAATGGAAGTCATTAGTATTATAGTTATGTTTATATTTGGGAACATGAATGATACTGAAGATAGACTAACGCAATATGTTCCAATGGAATCTTTATCTTCATGTATGAAAGAAGTACGATTATTAAAAAGAGATAAGAAATTTCAGAAAGATGCTTTCTGTTCCCCATCATTAGTAGAAATGAAAGATGGAGTAGTTGTTACTCTTCATAGTGAGTTGCCTGAAGGAGCAGTAATGGTAGATAAGAAAGTATCTAAACAAGCATTAAAAGAATGGACATTAAAAGCGAAAGAAAAATGGGAAAAATCAAAAGATTAATGTTTAGTTATGTAATATTAATGGCAGCTAATATGTATGGTTGTTCTATGTATGATGGTATGTCTATGAAACCTCATAAGACTACTGTATCTACAACAACAAGTATGACAGATATTGATAAAGGGGATAGTGATAAAGACCAAGAAAAAAGTTCTCTTGGTTTGACTGTTAAACAAGAATTTATATGGAGAGATAAATGAATGGTATGAAATTTAACGCTGCATTAATTTTTGCTATACTCTTACAAGCAGTAGCTTTGGTATGGTATATTTCAAAGATTGATAGTCGAGTAAATATTTTATATGAAAAATATGAAGTAGATTCAGATGCACAAGTTGTAGAAAATCAAGTGCGTATGAAACTAGCTATTGAAACCTTAATAGAAGATGTAGAAGAAATACAAACAGAATTAAATAAAGCTAGAAATAAGGATAAGAAAATAATGAAACAACATAAAGAAATATTTGAATTATTACAAAATGGTACAGATAATTCTTCATCATATTCATATGATTAAAATATGGTTGATGGTTATGTTTATGTCATCACCAAATATGCCTTCGGTAAAATATCAAACTATTGCATATAAAACTGAAACAGAATGTTTTAATGCATTAAATAGTTATTTAGATTTTTATGCTGCTAAACCTGATTCCTATAAAGCAACATTAGTTACTGATGCTCATTGTATAGAGTTTGAATCTTTTCCTATAAAAGCGTTCAATAGTATAGGTTCCTAGACAACTTCTATAATAATAAGCTATAAAAACATATGAAATTTAAAGGACATAAAATCCTTGTCATTGGTGATACACATGACAGTCCTCATATTGTTCAAGATAGATTTGATTGGATAGGTAAACACATTCGTAAAGTTAAACCAGATTACATAGTACACATAGGAGATTTTGGTTCTTTTGATTCTCTTAGTTATTTTCAAAAGAATGATACTCAAGCTGGTAAGTTAAAAGATGATTTTATGTTAGATATAAAATCTATGCGTTCGGCATTAAAAATATTAGATAAATATATTAAAGATTATCCTCATCATATTTGTGTAGGAAACCATGAAATGCGTGTTCATAAGTTTGAAGAAAAAATCCCTGAAATTCAAGGGATGATGAAAAAATGTTTATATGATTGTTTTGAAGATTTTGGCTGGACACATACAAAATATGGAGAATTTAAGTATATAGCTGGAGTTGCATTTGTTCATGCTCCTTTAAATATAATGGGGAAAGAATATGGTGGTAAAAATGCAGAAATTCAGATAGGTAATGATTCAATTCATGATTTAGTCTTTGGGCATACGCACAAAGCTAGAGATTGGAAAAGTGTTAAGATTGGATATGATCAATGGGTACGCATAGTTAATGTTGGTTGTGCGTTGCCATACGGACACATTGAGGAGTATGCTAAACTTAATATGAATGGCTGGTCTTGGTGTATAGCTGAACTAGGCATTTGGGATAACCATATCCAAGAAACAAAATTTGTTTCAATGGATAGATTAGAGAGGGAATATGGAAAAAGTTAAAAGTATGTGGAATGGTTTAAGCAAACGAGGAAAGATTTTGTTCGGTGGCGTTGGAATTATTCTTGTTTTAATTATTATTAACTGGTTTATTTAATGCTACCAGCTCTTACTGCAATCGGTCCTATTGCTAAAATAGTAGGTGGTATTGTTGATAAAGCAATTCCTGATAAAGACCTTAAGGAAAAATTAAAACATGAACTTAATACGCAATTAATAAATGGCGAACATGAAGAACTTATTGCAAAGGGTAGGATTGTCCAAGCAGAAGCAGAATCAAAGCATTGGCTTACTGCAACTTGGCGCCCAGCTCTCATGTGGATTTGTATTCTTGTTATTGCTAACAACTATCTTCTTGCTCCTGTGCTTAATGCGTTCTTTGGAACAAGCCTTCAGTTAAGTATACCTGATCCAATGTGGAATTTACTCACTATTGGTGTTGGAGGGTATATTGCTGGTCGTTCTGGTGAAAAAATAGCTCAGAAATGGAAAGAGAATAGCTAAATATACTATTCAGTATACAATTTATCACAAAAATATAAAAATGCTCTGACGAGCAAAAAAAGGGGGTTTAAAGGCATAAAGCGATTATTCCCCCTTTATTTAGTGAAAACGATATAATTTGGAACAGAACTATATGAAACTGCATTATATCAGCTCGAGGCGGAGGTCTTATAACAATGTCATAACACTTCCCCAAGCCATATCTATCCACTAAACTTTTTATTATAACATCTAATACAATACCATTCAGTATTGTTATCATAGACATTATTAGTTCCTATAAAAGGTATCATATTTGGTTGCGTATATATTCTAGCACAATCTATACATTGATGTTTATCAATATTATTAGAACGGTATGTCAACTTCTTCTGTTGAAGTTCCTGTCGTTTGCGTAGACTTATTACTACCACTTGCTCCCCCTTTAGAATCTATAATTCTCATAGCTCCACCAAATGTTGGAATTACAATTTCTGTAATATATTTTGTTTCGCCATTATCATCATATTCTCTTGTCTCAATTTGTCCTTGAATAAATAATAAACGACCTTTGTCTACATATTTTTCAAGTGTTTCAGCAAATCTAGAATTAAAACAACAAATCTTATGCCATTGAGTTTTCTCTTGCCACTCGCCTTGTTTGTTTTTAAATTTTTCTGAAGTTGCTAAACTAAATCTAGCAAACTTGTTTTCTCTAGTAGAGATTTTTATTTCAGGTTTAGAACCTACTCTACCTAGTAATGTTACTTGGTTAATCATGCTGCTTTCTTCCTTTCTTTAGGTTTAAATTCCATAGCTTTTTTTATTCTTTCATCAATTATTTCAGTTATTTTTGCTATTGGCAAATGTTTATATATTTGATCATCAATCATTTCTAATAAATCAGAATGATTAACTGATATACTTTTTTTTATTTTTTTCTTAGCCATTATACCTCCTTAATTTTATCTTTATTTACATTGGAATATTTTTCTTCTAGTTTTTGAACATATTTACTATCATCAAATTTACCCATAAATACATCTGCACATAAACCAAGATGACTTATTCCTTTTGTTAATGCGTCAGTCATTGCTTTCTTTGTGCATTCATCATCAAAAGTATTTGATTTACCTCTTGTTAATTTTTGCACAGATGCAATCGGACCATATTGTAACCAGTTATTATTTATGTTCCAACGAATAGTTACTTCTGCTGCAACATATGTATCTGTATAATGATATTTAACATCATATGACCAACCTTTTCCAACTGGTCCGAATACTTCTGTCATTCTCATTATCTGCCAATGAGGATCGATACTTGTTAAATTACCAAATCCTTTATTGATTTGTTGTGTCATTTTAGGATTTGTTTCATTTAATTGATCCCAAAATATTCTATTTTCTTTTGTTTTATCTTCAGTCATTAGTCCTCCATACTTTTGTATTACTGTTAAAATTATTTTTTCTTCTTTCACCTGAATCAAATATTAATTTCATAATCTTTAATTCAGTAAATCGTGGTCTAATAGACAAAATACTTTCATTTAATATTTCGGCTACTTCTTCTGGTGTTGCTCCATAAGAACCTTTCCTTTTAATAGCATCAAGAGTTTTCTCTCTCAACTGTCTAGACCTAGATGCAATTTTTGTTGCAGCCTCTTTGCTAGTGGAATGTTCCTTGTAACCCGGATTCATCGGATATTTCAATTCCGAATGTTTTGATAATGTCTTTGAAGTCATTAATTCCCTCCATTGTATTAAAGTCCATATAATCAGGTGGTACTATGTCATTTGTTACATGATACCAAAACAAAGTTTCTGCTTTCATTAATTTCTGAATGAACGCCTCATCTTTGTCTATTTCCCATTTCTTATATTTCATGTTTCCAAAAATTACTGATAGTATTGCTTTTTTAAATCCAGTTACCATCATATAATGTTGTAATTGAGGATAGTATTTTTCAATGACAGTATCATCTTTAGCAAAAGCATTAGTATGTTTTGCCTCAAATACTTTTCCTTTACAAACACCATCTAAATTACCATATAAATATTTTATTTCAGGGTGATGAATTGTATTTACACTAACAACCCTTTCACCAGTAATTTTCTGATACCATTGTCTATTAAATTTTTCGGTAAAGATTCCAAGTTGAACTGGCAATATATCTGATAAATCTTCTCGTTTGGTTTTACCAGTTTTCTCATCCCATAGCTCTTTCCATTTGCCATCGACAAGACGAATTGCATCAGTACCTCCCAATCCGTGTGGTCTATTAAGTTTTTTTGTTCTTCCCATCTATTTTTCACTCCTTTCATTAATTTGTCGTCGTCTATATACATTGGATTTATTTCTTGCCAAATCCCATTGTGACTGCTCATATTTATACCTCCTCATAATATAATCTGCTATTGGTTTTGCCTCAATATTATCTGATGTTTTATTGCTATTATATTTTTCTAAAAAAAACATATACATATCAGATTTTAAATACTTAATTGCTAAGTTAGAAACAAATTCTTTTTTTTTCTTTCTACCTTCTATCCATTCTAAAGGTTTCTTTTTTAAACCTAGAGTTCTGCGAAGTATATCACCTAACTTATTTTGCATTATTTTCCTCCATATTTTAATTGCAAAAGAAGTTCGGCATAATGTATCACTTTCTTTATATCTTCTTTTCCTCCTTTAACTGCGTGTCTAGTTATATATTTAACAATATTTCCTTCACACCAATCTAATTTATTTTTAGTTATATATTCTATTGGTTGTACTGCTAATACTCTATAATGATCACCACCAACTTGTGTTTTAGTTGCTAGTTTTACTCTTTTTAAATCTTCTGATTCAAACACATTTTACCTCCTATTTTATTTTATGTTTATTTCGCCAGTAATTATGAGAACGAAATTCATATTTTTTTTGTTTTTTTCTAGTATCTGGTTCTTTAATTAACTTATCTAAAGGTAATTGTTTATCAGATACAGAAGTTAAACAGAAAGGACATACAATGTTTTTTTCTTCAATTATAGACATACAATCATCACAATATTTCATTGTTCCTCCTTTTTCCATTTATTTAAATGACAATTATGGCAATACCATGTCCAACAATTATCATTTGAATAAATAGGTATTTCTTTACAGTTATCACAACCAGATGGTCTGTGAGTTTCTTTATATTTTTGTACTTGGTAAATGTCTAGCCCTCGAAAAGGTACTATTTCTACTTTCTTTCTTTTAGTTCTATGTCGCATTTGAGAGTGTCTGCCCAACAACAAAATAGAAAGCCACTAGGTTTTCTCATACCTACTTCCCATTTTGATACTAAACCTCTAGCACAACCAATTAGATCATCAACAGTATTTTGTGAAAGACCTAATTTTTTTCTTTGAATAACAAATTGTGGAATAACTTTATCAAAAAATATTCCAAGTTCTTTTTTATTATTCATACTGTTGTATAATTTTTTTTAACAGTAATTGTCAAGTGCGTAGAGGGATTAGCTTGTGATCACCCTCAATCTTTTCACGAACAGTCAAGTTTCCTCGTCTAACGCTAGTTCCAATACCACCTCCGAATACCTCAGTCATTTGACCATACTTCCTCTTTAGTGTGCCTTATGCCCTGTTAAATAGACAGACATTGTTCAGCCATACGCTATCCCATGTTGCAACATGGAAACCATTGGGGGAGGCGTGAGCTAAGCTGACTAGCCTCCCTAACTCTACTATATACTTTCTCTATTGGCAGTATAATACCACTGAGTAGCGATCTCAGGTATTCAGTAGAAGTGTTCTTTATGCAGTTGCAAATTGTTTTACTTCTGCAAGTGCTTTATTATTTATTAAAGCATTCCAATCAGGACTTTTTATCATATCAGCTACTTGTCCTGATCTTGTTCTAATCATATTCATTTTCATTCCTTTACCTTCTGGTTT